GATTAAATATTCTTTTGGTGGTGGTGTAGATGATAATGCATCAGCTAATGATGTGAATGAAATAAATAGTATTACATTTGAAATACAAGATTCTTTATTAGTTTCTACGATTGTTCAAGAGTCAAAGGATTCTGTAGGATTTACAAATCCAAATCCTGCTACTGGCGGAGGAGGTGGTCAAACAATTAGAGAGGTAAGAGATAGTGCATTAGCTTATTATCAAGCACAACAAAGGGCCGTGACCAAGGATGACTATATCGTAAGAGCATATTCTTTACCAGCAAAGTATGGTAATATTGCAAAAGTTCATTTAGTCCAAGACGACCAATTAAATAAATCGTTTGATTTTTCAAGTCTTGATGAAAAGATTACAGATGAGGATGTGGGTAAAACACTTCGTCAAGTTCAAGTAACAAGACCCAATCCATTAGCTATGGATATGTATACTTTGGGTTATGCTAGTGATGGAAGTTTAACCAAACTTACAGATGTTGTTAAGGAAAATTTGAAAACATACTTATCACAATATCGATTAGTTACAGATGCAATCAATATCAAAGATGCTTACATAATACACCTTGGAGTTGACTTTTCTATTTTAACAAAAGCTGGTTTCAACAAAAACGATGTATTGTTAAGATGTGTTAGTGAAGTGCAAGATTTCTTTGATGTAAATACTTTTCAAATTGGACAACCGATTGTATTGTCAGATTTAGTTTATAGAATATCTTTGGTAGATGGTGTGTCATCTGTAGTCAGACCAAATGATTCTAAAGAAATGATACAACTAACAAATAAGTTCAAACCAAGTGAGGGTTATTCAGGTAATGTTTTTGATTTAGAGTCAGCGACGATTAACGGTGTTGTGTATACGGCGTTAGACCCAAGTATATTTGAAATTAAATTTCCTAACAGCGATATAAAAGGTTCTGTTGTTGGTGATAACACAGGCTTAGGAGCATAAGATGCATTATTTTATTTTTGCAGACCAAGACACAACTCTTTACGAGGCATCTTCAAGTTTGAATGCAGGTCTTGATGAGATATTAGAAATTAGAAAAGATGTAAGTGATACAGGCACTACTGTAGATGTTTCAAGAATAGCTATACAATTTCCGTTGTCTTATATTTCAAGTTCAATAGTATCTGGTCTAATACCAAAACCAAATACTGTATCAGGCTCAAGATATTTTTTAAATTTGTTTGATGCAAAACCAACCGCACTAGCAACCTCACAAAGTTTATATGCTTATCCTCTCAATAGAAGTTGGATAGAGGGAGATGGTCGTGCAGATGCGAATCCTATAATCACGGAGGGATGTAGTTGGACTTTTCCACTTGGTCGGAATGATGGAACTTTGTGGAATACAACCGTAAGTGCATCTGGTGGGACATGGCATACAGGCAGTGGATTCGAAGCATCACAATCGTTTACAAAAAAATCACAAGATGTTCGTATGGAAGTTACAGATATTGTTGATAAGTGGATTAAAGGAACTATTAGTAACAATGGATTTTTAGTAAAAAGAAGTGGTAGTATTGGTAATACAGTCACAAGTTCAGATGAGGGTAGCACGACTAGATTTGGTAATTTTTCATTCTTCTCATCTGACACCCACACAAAATATCCACCAACCTTAGAAGTAGTTTGGGATGACGCAACTTGGAACACAGGCTCATTAAATGCTTTGACGAGTGCAGACCTTGAGGATTTAGTTGTCTATATGAGAGGTTTAAGACCAGAGTATAAAGAAAATTCAAGAGCAAAATTTAGATTAGTTGGTAGACCAAGATTTCCTACCAAAACATTTGCAACAAGTGCAGCAAATCTCACGATTAAATATTTACCAAGTGGTAGCTCAAATGGGGATGGTGCTTTTTATTCTATTCGTGATGCTGAAACAGAAGATGTAATAGTCCCATTTGGAAGTGGTTCTAAAATTAGTTGTGACTCAACTGGTAATTATTTTAATTTAGATTTAACAGGATATCAACCTGAAAGATACTACACTCTAAATTATAAAATTGTAAGTGGTAGTGGAACTGCAGATGAGACCAGAACTTTTATTGACGAGGGATTTACATTTAAGGTCACGTTATAATGCCATACACACAAGAAGAGGCACAAAAATTAACTTTTTATACTAACTTCCGTGATGACTTACGAGAAGAGTATTTAGTAAAAGTTAAAGAGTCATCGGACTTATCAACACCATTTCGTGACGACAATAATGTTTTGTTATCTTATGAGAATATAGAAAATAATGAGGGTATAGAAACAGTAACTATTTCTGATGAAAGTATTTATAAATTATACACAACACAAGAAAATATCGAACAATCAAAAACATTCAGTAACAGATTACAAACTCAATATGATAAAACAAAACTATTAAATAATATCATAGAAAGAGATATTACCGAATTATCAGAAGATATCATAGCAGATGATTTACCATCCGATATCGCAAATGGTATGGTCGTAACGACTGAAGACCCAACAGATAAAACAAGGTTTTTGATACAAGGATTTCAAAAAAGAATTTTTAGAAACATAGGTGAATTTTATGCTCGTGGTTTTACTTTAGGAAAACTTAAAAGTTTATCACAAGAAGAACTAGATTCTATACCAGACGGAGACCCAATCGAATAATGGAAATCAGATTAAAAAGAGAAGACATTGATTTATTAGATACAGGTAAAAAAATAATACCTGGCACAGATGGTAATGCTGTATTCGGTTCATTAGATAGGGATTACATTGAGGTTTTAATTTATGACCTAAATGAAAATTTTTTAGATAGTGGTCGTGTCGATGCGAGTGATTTTGTATACAACGAACCACAAATCGAAACATTACCAAATGAAAATCAAAGAGCGATTGGTGGTGGGGTAAAGATAAATACAGGAAATGTTTTAAGAAAATTAGGTTACGATAGAGGAAAATTTATAGTCAAATATAATTTTTTAAGAACTTTAGCTGGTTCTAATGAAACTCTTTTAGTCGATGAAGACTCAAACATAGTTCCATCATTGACTGACACAGGCGAGAATAATTTTCATCAAATGAGTGATGGAACCCTTATGTCAGGACCTGTTCATACTGACGGCTCTATCGAATTGTCTATAAAAGAAAACAAATATTTTATACAAGAAATATCTCCGACAAGAAATGAAATTCGTTTAGCACCTCAGAATATCAACGATACATCTTATAGAGATAATTTTTTTGCAACACAAACAGGTAAAAAAATTCAATCATTTCCAAACAACGGTGGTTTTATTGGTAGTGATTCACAACAAACAGATTTGGGCTTATCAACTAGATATAAATTTATAGATGATGGTGTCAGTATTCCCAATGAATTAAAAGGTGGTGTATTTCAGATTGACAACTCTTATGTAGAATCAATAACTGATTTAACAATTAAGAGTGATAGTGGTGTAGACACCCAATCAGAAGTTGTCGGTGAAGAAATAATACCAAGATTTATTATTACTAATATTTCAACAGGTCAGTATCAAAGGGGGGATAGGAACTTAGCTTTAATCCATAATTATTTTAAGGATTTTTTACCAACAGATACACCAGACAGAACTGGTATAGAATATATGGACAGAAGTAAAGGAATGCGTGGAATCAAGAAGATAGATAATGCATTTCAACCAGTCGAGGTTTTTACGGCACAAAGTGAAGGAAACAATACTCTTGTAACATTTAGAAGTATATCTACAAAACCTGATGTAACAATGAAATACACATGGGAAATTGGTGGTTATGATGTAAGAGGTAATGGTGATTATAGAACCATTGAAGCTCAAGATGTATCCATAGTAGGTTCAAGTGACCCTCGTGGTATTTCAGGTGACGATTTAACAGAAATACAAGTTGAACTTAAATCACAAGGTGCCAGATATAGTGTTGGTCTAACAATTGATTATCCAGCAGAAAACAAAACTGCTACTGTATATTATCCTTGTGTCATTAAAGAACCAAGAGGAACATCGTGATGTCTTCTAGTATACTATTCAATAATGAGAATGTAGAGACCATACCTGAGATTACTCTACGTGATGCCGTTAAGTTGACATTTTCTGACGTAGCTGACACCGAAATGGGCATTCAAGCATGGGAGTGGGAAATATCACCACCACAAGGAAGTAAGTCTAGGCATGCAGAATTTGAAGAGGTTTTCGAATTTGATTTAATTAGTTTAGGTTATGATATAGGTGGTCAATATAAAGTTTCTGTTATTGATACAAGTATTGACACCGAACTTACGAGTATTAGTTTAAATGTTATTATGAGTAACGAGGAAGCTGAGAATGCACAAGTTAACGAAAATGAAATAGAAAATTTAGTTCCTTTTGTAGCACAGGTCACAGATATAGTTGGCGGAAATACTTTAATATTAAATCAGAATTGGAACACATTTCGTAATATTGTTCAACCAGTTAGAGACAAACTTAATCCAAATGTAACATTTAATGAAATAAAAATATCATATAAATACAATGATGTTGAAGATTTAAATACTTATCTACATTTTGGTGATGACAATAAGTTTTTGGTTACTAATGTAAAATCAGATAGAGATACATTTCCATCATATCCCTACTCTGCAGTGTTTAGATTATATGAACCTTTGCCAGAAGACATAGATGTAAAGTCACAAACATTTATAGTAAAAGAAGTTTTACCACAAATTGTAGAAACAGTAGAACTATTCCCTTATGAACAAGAAGACGAGGGTGCTCTTATTTTAAAAACACCTGATACTGCACAAGTTGAGTCACCAGTAAGTGAGAGAAGAATACCAGCAAAAAGTTTCGATGAACTTGTCACATCTAACAAAAATATTAAAAATCAAATCCTTGATAAATTTTTAACAGGTAGTCAAAAACCAATTGAGCTAAATGCTGATTATAGTGAATACAAAAACTTTGTCAATTTTAGTTCAGCAGAAAAAAGATTGGCAAACTTCAAATATAAAATACAACAAATAGAATCCAACAATGCAAAAAGTTCCTCTTTTGCAGCAGTGACAAGTGGTTCACCTGATGCGACGTTGTATGAAAATAAAACAAGAAATTTAAAATCTAATTTTGATGGATATGACAATTATCTATATAATGTTAGTTCATCTTACTTTTCGAGTTCGTTAGGTCTGTCAAGAGATGCTAGTTGGCCAAAAACTGGTAGTGGAACATTTGCTGACCCTTACGTACCTGTTAGTTCCTCGAATACACAATTTACTACTTGGTATGGTTCTGTAAATGGTGAGACTGGCCAGATTTATTCTGCATCATTATATGACAAAACAAATCCAAATAGATTAGTAAATTTATTACCAGACCATATACGAGAAGATACGCAAAATTCTGCATTTTTAGATTTTATGGATATGGTCGGTCAACACTTTGACGAATTATGGTTGTATACAAAAAACCTATCAGAGATTACAGATAGACAATCTGATTTGACAAAAGGATTTTCAAAAGACTTAGTATTCAATCTAGCAAAATCTATGGGTTGGGAAATTCAAGATGGCAAAGACCTCTTGGATTTAAGTAGATATGGTTTTGGACAAAAGGCCGAGGGTAATTCTTTTAAACTTTATACCTCAGGTTCACTTACATCAAAAACAGAAAGTGATATGTCTCGTGAGATTACGAAGAGATTAATATCGAGTATGCCTTATATTTTAAAAACAAAGGGAACGATAAATTCTTTGAAAGCAATAATTAATTGTTATGGTATACCAAGTTCAATTTTAAGAGTTAAAGAGTATGGTGGATTAGAATCCGATAAACAAAAAGCACAATTTGAAATAGCTAGAAAATTTACAAGAGCTCTTGGATTTAGAGGTGGTCAATTTATTCAAACCACTTGGGACGATGACGGAACCACATCAAGAAAACCTGATTCAATAGAATTAAGATTTAGGTCAAGTAATGTTGCAAATCAAATTCTTGTTCAAAAAGATAGTGATTTTGCAATAAGATTAAAAAACAACGGATTGACAGATAACAACGGAACCGTGTCTTTTATGTTATCTGGCTCGGATGGATATAAAGAAATAAGTTCATCACTTTTACCAATTTTTGATGGTGATTATTATTCAGTATTATTAAGAAAGAGAAAAATTAATTCCGAGTTATTTCCGACATCCTCTTTTGAAGTTGGTAACAATGCAGGTCTTTTCAATCCACCTTTTATAACAGGTAGTAGAAGTGCAGAGTTTGGTAAGTTAGAAATAGTTAGTAGTTCAAATGTTGCTAGGACTGGCACAAAATCACTTAAACATACAAACACATCTGATGACACAACATCATACTCATTGTTTTATAAAAATCCTGATGATAATTTATATCCTGGTAATAACGCTAGTGTTGCAAATGTAAGTGTCGGTGATGAATATACTTTTAGTGTGTTTGCAAAAGCTTCTGGTAGTCAAGTTGATTCAGTAGCTAGTATCGTATTATTTGAATTAGATGCTGACGAGGAAGTGGTGAATTGGACAGAGGAAAACGAATATGGATATCAAGATGGTGGTATAAAAAGTTCACAATATGTGGGTCTAAACGAAACAGAGTGGAAACAATTAACCGTCACAAAAAAAATAAAATTTTCACAAACAACAAAACTTGGTGTCAGATTTGAAAACAGAAAACCAAAAACATCTGTTCTTTTTGATGACGCATCTTTAAGAAAAATTTCAACAAATACTGATACACTAACTGACCCATTTAAATATGATTTATTAGTAAAAAAATATGATTCTGGTCTCGATAGGATTAGATTGGCATCAAGAGAGAGTTTGATTATATCAAGCTCAATATCACAATCATATAATGCGGCTTGGACAGGTAGTGGTAATTTATTTATTGGTGGTAATGATACTGGTTCATTTTCTTCTAATAGATTTTCTGGCTCTATGATGGAGTTTAGGTTATGGAGTGAACCACTCAACGAGACCGCATTTGATAATCATGTAGCTACACCAAAATCTTACTTTGGTAATACTGTATCTTCATCTTATGATAATTTGAGTAGAAGATTTCAATTTGATGATAATAGTGGTTTAGCACAAAATGCATCAATCAGAGATACTAAACCAAATCAAAACTCCGCAACGACAGGTAGTGCAAAAGGTTTTGCAGGTGCTAACACTTTTGAAAGTGTAATAGATAAAACAAAGACTATTGTTCCAAATCACGGGCCAAATCGTAGAACCGCAACAAAGATTAGAATAGAGAAAAATAATTTGAGTGGTAGTGGTGCTTCTTTGTCCTTGACTAAAAGATTTGATTCTAGTGTTAATGATTACTCGCCTTTAGATTCACCACGACTTGGTATTTTCTTTTCACCAGTTGATGTGATAAATGAGGATATAGTTGGTTCATTTGCAAATCTTGATTTTAATGAATATATTGGTGACCCAAGGGATAATTTTTCTGAAAATTATAGTGAGTTAAAAGATATATCACATAAATATTTTAAAAAATATTCTGGTAATAATAATTTCTTTGACTACATTAGATTGATAAAATACTACGACCAAAATATTTTCAAACAACTTCGTAAAGTAATACCAGCTCGTGCAAAGGCTAATTTAGGGACTGTAATCGAGGGTAATATATTTGAAAGACCAAAATCACCTGTTCAAAGAAGTAACCCATCGGTTGAAGAGCCTTTCTTCGAAAATACCATTGATATAGGAACTTTTGAAGGTGAGGTTGACCACGAAGATAGTCGTTCAATAATAAGAGTCGAGTCAGATTTTCCAAACTTCAGTTCACAAATAGATGCTGGTTTAGATATTTTAGAAAGACCATCATTATATAAATTTGATTTTAATGACAACTATTCTGATAATTCTTTATATATTAGTGGTTCAGCAAAAATAGGTGGGCCAGACAGAGTATTTCAAGAGGTTACAGGTTCAATCATAACTCAGGGTAGATTATCACTCCATAATCAAGTCAGTAAATTTTTCTATACAAGCTCTGTCGAATTTGATAATAGTGTAAGAATTGGAACAAGTGCACAAAACAGAATTTTATTTCCTGACGGAGATTTACTACAAAATTTATTTACATCGAGGTCATTAGTAAAAACTGATATTGACCCTAAATACGATGAGGTTACTGCTTTGAATAATAGTTTTTACGAGGGTGTTAAAAACACAAGAAGCACTACAATAGATGGTGACGCAGCATTTATCGTGAGAAAAAGTGCTACTAGGGTTGCAGTTCCAACAAGAGGTGATATTGGTAAGTTGGGTATTGTGGACGAATAATAATTAACAAAAAATAATATAAGATATATTTATAGATGAGAAATATGTTATATTCAAACATTTGGAGAATAAAGAATGGGATTTTTAGATAATTCAACAGTCACAGTTGACGCTATATTAACAAAAAGAGGCCGTCAAATTTTGTCACAAGGCGGTAATTTTCAAATTACAAAATTTGCACTGAGTGACGAAGAAATAGATTATACTCTATTTGATGTCACACATCCTAATGGAACCGATTCTTATGGTTCAGTTATAGAAAATATGAATTTATTAGAGGCAGTCCCTAATCGACAAACTTTTAATAGTTTTTTGGTAAGAAATTCTTTAGCAGGAAACTCAATTAGAATTTCTAATTTAACAAATTCAAACGTTGAAAAGTTAACATCAATACCAATTAACCCATCAACTGATATACAAGAAACTTTTACATTTCGTATATCTAACACTAACATAGTAAAATTTGAATCAGTCCCCGCAAAGAAGACACTTGTAGGAGAAAGTGCAGTATTAGTTGCACAATCTATAAGTGAGAACGCAACAGCCGTGGTGTCCGTTGAAGGTAATACATCTGGTCTTAAAAATATAGTATCAATTCAAGTTAAAAAAGACGAGGGTTCAACCATTTCACCTGATTCACCAGAAGTTGTCGAAGTAACAACAAGTTCAAATGGCCAAAACTACGGTTAGGAGATAAAAGATGAGTTTATATAAAGATTTTGACCTTTCAGAAAACGGTGATGTTGTAAACGATGTCGCTTTAGTTACGTCTGGTATCTTTCAAGATGGTGCTTCAAAAATTACAACATTTTTTACATCAAGTGTTCAAAGTGGTAGCACAGGTGATTATAGTTTGGATGTATTCAAAAATAGTCCAGCATCAAATGCGTCAGCATCCGTTCAGTTTGGTATAGCATATGGACACTACGCTGGTAGTGGTTCTCTTGGTGGTATAGGTGTCGTTGGTGAAAGACCATCAGCAGCTGTATACGGACAATTAAATAATCTCATTAATCCACCCCAAACATCAAAGTTTGTATTTGGTAGTCACACTGCAGATGATATATTTGCAATTTCATTTAATCGAGCTAGAACAAGAGAGTCAATAGAACCTGGTGGTTGGGAACTACAATTAAGTGGTAGTAGAGGTGTAACAGTCAAGTTAATTGATGACTCATCAACTTTTGCAGCAGGTAATGACTCACGTAGAAATTTTTCTCCTGAATTCAATATCGTTTCTGGTAGTTTAGTTGGCGGAACCACGATTAAAACGGCAGCAGCTTCAGAGGGTTCTAATGGCACTTACGGTAAATTTTATCCAACAATTGGTTTACTCGTCTTAAACTCGAATAGAATTGAAGCAGATTTAGAAAACATAAGTGGTGGTCAAATAAAGAGTGGTTCAAATGCTGATGGTGGTAATAACGATGCATTTTTTCAATTAGTCAAGAAAGGTGAATACTTTCAAGCTAAAAGGCAAGAACAAATAACATCGAGACATTATTTTGTTAGAGCTACAGCAAACGACTTCAATGCGACTACTAATGAAACTTATTATACAGAGTCAATCGC